AGCAGGAGCACAGCCGCAAGGATAGCCCACGAACGTGCAGACAGTTGGATGCCTGAGTTCACATCGTCGATGACATTGCTCAGCTTGTTGAACTGCCGGAAAGCACTACGGTTCGTTTTGACCTTCAGCTCCAAGTCCTTCGCGAACTTAGCGCGCTGCCTAGCCAGGAAAGCCGCCAGCTTAGCGTCAGCCTCCGCCGTCTCAGCCCTGGCCTTAACGTCCATCTTGACCTTATCAAGGCTACGGGCACGATCCTCGTTGATGGCCTGGATGTGGGCCTTATTGATCTTCTCAAGCTGATCGTTCAGCAGCTTATCCTGGGCAAGGATGCGCTTGTTAGAGGCGGCGTTGCCCGCTGCCTTAGCCTTCTGCCATGCGTTGCTGAGGTTAGACGCGGCCTTCTTTAACTTCTTATCGTCAAGGACGGGTGTGATCTTGACGTCAGTCGCAGCCTTCTTAGCGGCCTTCTGGACGTCAGACTTCAGCCCCTTATCGTCAAAGTCGTTGCCTATCGGAGCTTTGACACCCTTAGACTCCTTCTTGACACCCTTCTCCAGCTTCTTCCGAAAGCCCCTGGTGTCCGGGGACACCTTGACAGTTATCCTGCCTACCTCAACCTCAGACATTCTTCCTGGCCTTCCTAGCTCGTGTGATCAAACGCATAGCAGTACCTGCGAACGATCCCGGGGCTGGCGGGCCTCTGCGCCTAGCCCTAGCGCCAGGTTCGGCGTCATCAGGGGTAGGATATGGTTCTGGTGGTTGAACTTTACTCTTCTTAGGGTCGGAGTTAGCCGTAACGAAGAGATAGTTTGATGTCCTCACCGCGTTGATCAGAGCGACCAGGGCATACCTGTCCTCATTCCAACCACGGTACTGCGACCCTCCCCGCTGAGCCGACACATAAGCCGAGCCTAGGGGGAGGTTCACAATAAGGGAGAGGAGGTAGCGGGGCGACAATTCCCCGCCCTCAAGGAACAAGTCCCTGAGATCCACCTGGTAGTAATGCAGCAGATCCACTAGCAGCGAATCTGCATGCTCTTCGATCAGTCCGATGAGGACTCGGCTTCCCCCACTTGGGTGGACTCCATCCAGATCGTCACGATCTTCATCGTCAAAGCCAGGTCGTCACCCAGCCCCTTCTTCAGAAGGGCAGGCTTGTCGGCAACCTCAAGCAGGATTTCGAGAGCGATATGCTCCATATCTTTCTCATCGTCATCGGCGTTGAGGAGCGATACCTTATCCATGACGGCGATACGCTTCTTCTTGGGGAGGCGCATCAGGTTAGTCAGTGTCACTTCCTGGTCACCAACCTCAAGAACAACCGGGGCGTACTGCGCCTCGATCTCTTCTCTAAGGGAATCAAGGGTGAAGATATTCGACACAGCGGGCCTTCTTTCTTATTGACGGCGGGACTTTGATATTCAGTTGCTAGAGGAGAGGCGGGCCAAGTTCAGCCCGCCAGGTTCGCACCCGACCCACCTCTCCGGCACTAGTCTCAGACGTTAGGGAACAGGTCTGCGTTGATCCACTCGAACAGGTTCTCAGTACCCGAAGAGAGGAAGGTTGCTTTGATCGGAAGCGCCGAGAACTCATCAACAGCAAGCGTGATGGAATCGTCACGAGTAATCGAAGCCTTAGGTGCCCAGAAGCCTAGCTGAGTATCACCGTCTTCGATGACGATGAAGATAGACTTCTCGATAGGGACAAGGTCGCCAGCGACACCGAACACGCCAGCTACAGACGAAGAGTTAGCACCGTAATACAGTTCTAGTGCGTCTGCATCGAACTGGTTGAGGACAACAGTCACATAATCGACTGGGCTCTCCGAAACCACGTTGCGCAGTTTCTCGTTCTGCCATGTACCTTTTACTTCAGTGTCGCCACCATCAGAGCCGAACTCAGGAAGGTCCCCACGCGAGGTGTGGCCCAAGTCGGCCCAGCCAGTAGCAGTCCAACCGGCGGGATCTAAGAGATCCAGCCCTAAGCCGAGCTCTGCAGGTTCAGGGGCGGCGTTGTCGACATCACCGGTGTAAACAAACCCGGTAGCAGCAGTCAATACTGCTGCATCATTGTAAGCCATTTATTTGGCCTTTCATTCTAGGATTGGATGGGGCGAACCCCGAAGGAAATAAGGCCCTGGACCCGCCAGGAGTCTTGGAACAAGGAGGAGAACTGCGTGGCTCCGAAAGTCTCCTTGATCGAATGGAGGTAGCCGAGGCCCTCAACGAATTGGTCGTTGACCGAGTCGTAAAGAACATCGAGCGCATCCTCGTAGAGCGTCTCTGTAGTGGGCAGATCTACTGTCCCATACGCAGACAACTCGATGGTGGAAAACCCAAACTGCGTCGGCCCACCCCCGTACCTTGTTCCGCCTACACGCCTCACAACTAGCATGGGGAATGTGCGGTAGTCGATGTCCTCGACCCAGGACCCAACGCGGACGTCGGGAAAAGCAGCCCGCAGGATAGGTATTACTAAGCTCTGAATGCGTGGTAAAGAACTCATGTCACCCTCCTAAAGCTGCTCTTGTTATAATATAAAGCCCACTAGGGGCTGTTGGGGCGTCAGAGTATGCCCCTGACGGCCTGTGGCCGTACTCGATAGCGACAGCGTTGTCGCCTTCCATCCACACATAGCCATCAACATCTACGCGACGTTTCTTGATCTTGGTAATGTGAGCCCTGGACTTATCGTGCTTCACCCAGTTTGTGGCCGCCCTGGCCGTAGCCAAGAGGAACTCAGCCCTGTCATACACGTCGTCGGTTTCATCATCGACCCATGCCTGGGTCTTCACATGGTGCGAGGCGGCGAAGTTACATATTTTCTTACTGTAGATCTTCACTGTAGCCATCAGTACCTCTTTATTTTATACTCTTCGTGAGCTGTGCGATGTGACCGGTTGTAGATAGCGCGGTCGCCCTGGATAGACCATCGGTTACCGTTCCACTCCACCTGCGACTGCGCACCAATAACCGTGGTCCAAGACCTTGGGAAACGTATCACGTACGACTGCTCAGTCTCGAAGCCCTCATTGTCCTGCTCAGCCCTGCGGGCCGACGTCCCAGTCTGCACCTGAAAGTCCATGCGGACCTTAGCAGGTGTCCCGGTAGCCGACGGGCGCGTGATAATGTTGCCGTCAGCGTCCGTGGCTGTCTCCTCCAGGAACACAAGGATGTCCACATTGCCGCTATCAAGTAAGCTCATAGAGAACCGTCTCCTGTCTTCGGTACAACTCCCCACTTGCCGAGGATGCGCCAATCGTGAACACAGTGAGAAATCTCCAGCTCCTCCTCGCGGTGACGACACAAGTTCACGTCAACGTCAGGCGAGTTAGGCCCTATGTACACGCTCATTCTGGGATGTTGGGGTTAGGGATGACCAGGACAAACGTCCGGGTAACACCCAGAGACACCCACTCATCAGGCAGGATCTCCAGGCTACCAACCGCGAGATCATGCCGGAGCTGGTAGGTGTAAGAGCCGTCCGACTCGGACAAGTAACCCTCAGGGTTACGGGCCAGGCGCAGGACAGCATCAGCCTCAACCTGCACCACATCCGCCTCATCAATGTCGCCATCAATAATCTGCTGATCCAGATCAGGGATAGTCCTTTTGATTTTACGCTCTACGTCTTCGAGGCGAACTTCTATCAGGACGATCTCTTCAGGGGTCGCATCGCGAGCCCAACGAGCTGTTACGTCATCAGCCGTCGCATACGCCACTTCGATCTCCTTTGATTAAGGGGTGGGGGACGGTGCCCCGAAGGGCACCGCCCGTCCATCAGGTAGAAATTGTCACGCAGTTGTGTTCGTGAGCTTCACAAACGCATCCGGGTCATTAACCAGGGCACCGTACTCTGCCTCAACACGAACCGCTACTAAGTTGTGCTGCCATAAAGACACAAGGTTAGGCGCGGCGAACGTGCCAAGGTTCAGGGTTGCCTGATCCGAGACGTCGAACGAAAGCCCCCCAACCTGCCCCCACACAATAGTGGAGAAGTCACCTTGATAGCCAACAGTGGTGCCGGTGGCTACATGGTCACTAATGTAGGTTTGACGACCAAGGATACGGCCCTCGCGGTAAGGATTGACTAGCCCTTCGTAAGTGCTCTCAACAAACAGCGGTCGACCATTAAGGTCTAGCGCGCCGTTAAGGAGCGGCTCAGCGACATCGTCCAGAAGCGTGCCAGTCCACTTATAAGGCGGATCAGCGTTAACTAGTGCGCCCAGCGCGGTAACGCCGATAGCACTGTATGCGCTTTCTGTGTCCGGGTCACCAATCGAAACCGAAGTGGTGGCCTGATCAACATAAGCACCGAACGGGGTGTCGGTGCCATGCAGCACAGCCGAATCGAACGACAACGCGATGGCGGTAGCCACCTTGGTGCGCATAGTGTTCAAATAGTTGGCCGGGTTTGCACGGACAGTTTCAGCAGACGCCACGAAGATCGTAGCGATCTTCGAAGGGACGACAGTCTGCGACTCCAAGTCACCCTTGGTGATCGGCTTCATGTCGCCCTCACCCAGCCACGACGCGCTAACGTCGCCAGTCCAGTGCGGGATCTTAACTCCAGTTGTGCCCATCGGGATCTTGCGGGCTACGCGCTGGACTACAGAAACCTTCTCCGCCTCAGCGAAATAGTCCTGCGCCTGAACAGGGTCCAGATAACCAGCGAACATAGTGTCGCCAGTCTGTGCGATTTGTGCATCATCTACGGGGAAATCAGAAGCCATTGTTCTGAATCCTTTCTATTAGTTACTTAGGCCCTACAGCTTTAACGAGGGCCGCGAGGATAGGGTCGCCGTTAAGTGGAATAGCTCCACCACCGCTTCCCTGAGTGGGGTCTGTCGCGGGTTGACTTGTTTTGAAGTCTCCGAACAGTTCCTTAGCCGACTGGGCAGAGGTTTTTATTTCCTCCTCAGACCCGCCTTGAAGGAGCGAAGCGAATTGCACAACCTTCTCGCCTGGCACACCAAGTGTGAGAGCAGTCGTGACCTTCACCATCTCGGTCTGCGCTGTGCTCAACTCCGCCTGAAGCTTAGAGGCCGCGTTCGAAGCCTGATCCAGTTTGGACTCCCATTGCTGGGTGACCTCTGCTCGGGCAGTCTCGACGGCTTCCTTCTTCTCGTTGCGGTACTTCGCGGCTTCGCCACGGAGCTGTTGAACATATTCAAGACCGAATGTTTCAGCTTTCTCAGCCGCCGGGGCTGGTTGGGCTGCGGCTTCGGTTGGGGTCGTAGCTTCGTCGGACATTATTTGCCTCCTGGGCAGTTAAGGAAGTCCACCAGGGACATCCGGTAGTGTGTCAACCGGCTATTCCGGTCAACTTCTTCATCGAGACCTCTCCACGCTTAAGCCGATCTCGAAGTATATTAAGGGTATCCTCAGCTAGTGTGAAAGGTTTACCCTTGTTCTTGCCGCGTTTATGAACGCGGTCAGGTTCTTTTTCTTGCAGATCTATCGCCTCAAGCTGGGCTGAGGTCCAAGCATCCTCGGCGTTCTTCCAGGCGTGCCTGTCCTTCCATTTGGAGATCTTGAACACCGGAACAACCTTGCAGTCACAGTTAGGGTGCCACTGCTTAATAGCTGCAGTGGTGTCGGTGCCAGCAGCATCCATGCGTAAAGCTGTATCGTCAGTCAAGCGAGACCCAGCCGACTTAGCGGTCAGGTACACAGGCCCACGAGACACAAGCATCAGACACCACTCGCACGTCTCCAAGCCGGTAGCGACACGAGCCCAGCCCCTAACAACACGGTCAGCCGGGTCGATGCTGTCGATCTCCGAA